TCGATCTTGGCTTCCGCGGCCACGGTCTCCTGGACGGGCTCGGCCTTGGGTTCCTCGGCCACGGGAGCTTCCTCCACGGCGGCTTCCATTTTGCTTTCCTCGGGCTTGCCGGTCATGGGTTCCTCGACCACGTCCTCGACGGCATCGGCCTGCAGCATGGCCATGATGGCGTCCAGCTTGGCGTTGATGTCGGAAAGGGTGGGCTCGGCCAGTTTGGCGGGCTCTGCCGCCGGGGCCGCCGGGGCTACGGGCGCCGCTTCGACGGTCGCTTCTGCCTTGAGTTCCTTATTTTCGGTCATCGGCTCGCGTGCTTTGTCAACCGTTTTGGCTGAATAAATGGATTTGTTCGCTGCGGCGCGGGTCACAAGGTCAACGGACCACAGGTCACGCACGTCGGCCAAGGCGGTTCCGTCCTCCGCAGTCCTGGGAATTCCAGAAAAGCTGATGGAAAAGCCAAGCTGGTCGGGCAGCTTTCCCAAAAGCTCGGCGTAGTATTCGGCCTGCGGGTGGTTCTGCAGCAGCTCCAAATCAGCGCGGACGCGCGGACCATCGATGCGGAAGTTTTGCAACATGCCAAGAATGGCCCCCACGTCGTTGCTGTGATTTGCCAGTACCTTCACGGGCGCGCTGGCGTTGCCCAGCTCTACAACCTGCTCCAGCGTGGTTTCGTCGATCACCATATCGTGCCCCAGGGCAGGGCCAGCAGTGATGACGGAGATGCCCTTAAATTTCTTTTCGGCCATGTCCGGTCAGGGCTTGTCAAATTCCACGCGGCCGGCATCCGCCGCCGCGCCCATGTCGGAATAAACAGGCAGATCGGCCTTAGGCTGGGCTGGCTTTTGGCATCCGGCCAGCAGCAGTGCAGCCAAGAGGACCCGGATCACTTTTTCTTTTTTAGCTTTTTGTTTTTTAGGCCGATCGCCTTGACCACCATATTGAGCTCCTTGTCGGACAGCTCTAGGTCGGGCTCGTCTTTCATGGTGAAAGCCTCGGTCAAAACAGTAGCAGGAGCAGGTTCGGCCTTGAGCTCGACCGGGGCCTGCATGGTCACGGTCACAGTGGGCTGGCTCATTTCTGGCTCTTGGTTAGGCCGTCCCGTAGGCATGGCATTTTGTTCGTCCGGCGAAACTTGCTGCTCATCCGGTGCTTGAGAATTATCCTTTTGAATGCTTGCCGGCTGCTCCGTCTTTTTTACGCCTGCGTCCTGAGCAATTTTCCTGGCTGCTTCAGTCGTCATTCCAAAAACAGAGACAAGAATTGTCTCGGCTTGAGTTGGGGTAATCAATCCTTGGCCGATCTGCTGAATGATTGAGCTTAAGGCTTGGGCGCCGCCGATTCCAATGCTTGTGATAAGCGCCTCGGCTTTTACCTCCCCTCCGGATTCGTAGGCTTTCTCAATTTTTCTTTGATCCAGAACATCCTGCCAATCCTCTCCACGCTCTCCGGCAATGTCCGCCAATGTCCTAATTCCCATTTTTAGATCCTCGCGGTCCGCAAGGCTGTCGCGACCTGCGTCTATGGTGGACTTTTTTGGAGTGTGGTAAGCCGCCTGCCACCACCGATCCATCCCGCGGGGCGGAGTCAGGTCACCGCGCTTGATCGCCTTGGCCAAAGCCCAAAGGCGGACCCGGGAAACCAGCTGGGTGATGATGGCCTGGCTGATTTCATCGAACCGGCGCTGGGCTTGCGCCAACACGAACCGCTGGGAGGGGCCGGAGAGATCGGCTTTCCATAGGTATTCATACGGCAGGCCTAGGCCGGACGCCACGGCCCGCAGGAACTGATCCATAAACTCGGTCAGATTCGGGCTGGGCCGGTCATCCTTGATCTCGCGGATCTTGCGACCGTTGGGCACGTTCCATATCGCCCCGGATCCAAAGATCCGATCCGTGGTGATGCCGTCGGTGGTGGTGGTTTCGGGACCAAAGAATCCGGCGCTCCCCTCCCCCTCCAAGGCCAAGCCGATGGTGGATGACCGCTTCACGCTGACCATGGTGTTGGTCAAAATCTCCTCGCGGTCTTGGATCAGATTTAGGCAGGTGACCAAACGGGAAAGGCTGCGCAGTTCGTCGGCCCGGTCGCGCTCGGCCAGCACGATCAGATCCGGGGATTGAATCTCGGAGAATTTGTCGTCCTGGCCGAGATTGATGTAGTAGGAAAGCGGGCGGCCCTGTGGATTGACCCGCACGCCGTCGATAATGCGTTTGTCGCCCTGCAAGTAGTCGGGGGTCTCGCAGCGGTGGGCTTCCACCATTTGAAGCATCGGCCAGCCGTCGCCGTTGTCGGTCAGCAAAATAAATAGCTCATTGTCGCGTAGCATGGTGCGGGTGGCCACCTGCTGAAGGGTGTTCCAGTCCAACAGGCCGCGGACGTCGCAAGCCAGCGACCAGTTGGCCAGCCATTCCTCGGTCGCCCGGTTCCAGCCCTCATCGGAGGTGCGGGATTGCATCTTAATCCCGGGGCCGACGGAGTTGCGGACCATGCAGTCAATCGCCCCGCGTACCACGGGCGAGTTGTAGAACCAGTAGCGGGCAAGGCCCAAAACCTGCTTGCGGCTTTGATTGGTGACATCGGTCCGCGTGTCCTGCGGGGTGACGTAGATGTGCTGGCGCTTGGTGTAATCCTGCGCCCCTGCCCGGACGATCCGGCCGAACCAGCTGCCTAGGCTCACGGATTGATCGGCGTCATGATGCCGAAGTTAGGGTAGCTGACGTTGCCGTCGCTCTTGGTTAGAAAATTCTCAATCTCGGCGGAGGTGGTGAAGTCCTTGACGGATTTCCATGCGCTCAGGGCCAGCTCGGTGATCGCCATCGGATTGATGCCCGGCTGCAGCTGGTAGCTGAACGATTTGCCGGCCACGGATGCGCTGACCATCACCTTGCCCCCGTTGGTGAACGTGTTGGCCTGCCCGGCCGCAAGAGCCTCCAAGGCAAGGCGGAGGGCCACAGGGTCTTTCGATGCCTGGATCCAAAGGGAAAAGATGAGCCCACGCTCCACGCGCCATTCATGCTGTCAATTTAGCGGCCGCCTCTTGGGGCCGGTTTTGTTCGTGCTCTAAAAACACCAGCACCAGCTTCTCACAATCCCCCAAGTGGTTCGCGCCCACCACCTCCCACGTCAGCTCTCTCTGCCCATAGCGCAGCTTGCGCTCCACCAGCCGTTCATTCGTCAGCTGGCTGATGTAGTCGCGGCCCAGATTGCGCGGCAGCCACCAGTCCGCCCCGGCACGCTCCTTGATTTTGTTGATGTAAAGCGTGTGTTTGAAAACATTATCGTCGTACTGGACCAAAGGCAGAGTCCGGCCCAGGTGCTCGACGACCTGCTTTACCACGCTGGCCCGCATCCCGGCACTGGCTGCACGTCCCTTGCTGGCCCAAAACTTTCCGGCCGCCCTGATCACAAACTCGTACACACCTCCGGTCCTCCGGGCCGCGTAACCAGAATCCACAAACCCGCCCAAGCAGCTTCGGCCTTCGCCCTCCTTGCCGCGCACCGGATACTTTTGCCCAAACTTTTGCAGGACTGCGTCCCAGCCTATTAGCTGGCCGTAGTCCACTAGCGCGCTCCATGGCTTCCCTGCGTTTTTGCCGTAGGCCCGGATTGTGTACCAAAGCTCCGTCTGCTGAACGTCCACCGCCATCATTAGCCCGTCCGGATCCATCGGGCACTCGCCCAGCAGATACTCCGGGCTGGCCTTGATAACGTCCTCGACGGCGCTTGGCTTGACCGTGGCCGCGGCCGGGGTCCATGGCTTGGCCAGATAGCTGTTCACAAAATGGTGCAACCCGCGGATGCTTTCCTTGTCTTGGATAAACATGACAGCCAGCTCGCCCCAGGTCTTGTGCGGGCTGTAGAGCGCGTTGAGGTGATAGCTGCGGCGCCCCGGCTCGCCTTGGGCTGTGGCCTTCCACTTGCCCTGCCGCATCATCTCATTGCGCTCGCTAAAGGGGATTTGACGGCGGCAGCCCGGACACTCGTAATGGGCCGTGGCCTTTAGCTTTTCAAAATTCCACGTCTCAGAATCTGCCTCAAAAGAGGACTCGTCCCACTTAATGCCCTCCCACTCCAGGTTGAACTGATGATGGCACTCGCGGCATGCGACCATGTAGTATCGCTGGTCACCGCGCTGAAACTCTGTCCAGATGTTGACCCCCTGGTCGATCGTCGGGGTGGACGCCTGAACATAAAGCCAGTGCGGGAAAGATTCCATCCGGGCGCCGATTAGCTGAAGCGGTGCGGCCTCCTTGGTGTTCCAGTCTGGAAACTTGTCGATCTCGTCGGCGATACTCATGCCGACACTGCGGCTGGAAAGATTGCTCTCGCTGCCTGCGCCCACCCACCAAACCGTGCCAGATCGAAATCTCTGCTCGTCCAGCTTCATCTCATCGTCATTGTCCGGGCAAAGCCGGCTAAGGCACGGGTTGCTCTGGACTAATTCCATCCATCGGTCAGCGCTGATGGAGCGTGCCAGCTTGAGCGACGGCAGGACCACCATGCAGGGCGTCGCCCTATTGGTCAGTCGGTGGGCCAGCATGAGCTGCAGGGCCGTGCTTTTACCGCACTGGACCGCAAAACATAGCGTCAGCTCATGCACGCCCGGAGCCGTGGCGCTATCCAGCACCTCGCGCAGATAGGGCATGGAGTCCAAGCTGACCTTGCCGGGCTTGCTAGGACTGTACCGCTCAGAAAACCAAATGCTTTGCTCCGCCCACCGGCTCACTGAATCCATTCCCGCGGGGCGCAGAAACTTAAAAGCCGCCCCTGCCCCATGGACTTGTGATGATGACGTAATGGTCATGCAATCATGCGGGCCTTTATGGCCTCATAAGTACGACCAGTTTCCTCGCGCATAATATCATGGATCTCCTCGGCGCTTTTCCCGACAAGCCGGCTGCCCTTGTTGACCAGCGCCTCTAGGCCGCGCTGAAATTCTGCGGCCAACCGCTCCACCACTTGGGTGTGCTGGGTAACTGTCATCATAATCCCGGCAACCGCTCGGGCCTTGGACAGCTCATCTGCCGCATCCCGGGCCCGCTCTTGGGTCGTTATTACCTTGTCCAAAGCCAGCCGGATCCCGTGAACGTCTTTGGCCTCCTTGGCCTGATCCAAAAGTTTCATGGCTTCACGCTCCGCAACCTTTGCTCGGTTGGATCGCTCCCTTACTTCGGTCACTTCCGGCGTTTCCCCTGGTACAGCCGTCTCCAGGCTCACCGGCCCAGCCTGGTCCGTGTAAGCCGCAGCAGCTTGGACGACCCTACATCTAGGTGCCCTCTGAGAATTTGCAGATCTCCATGCGCTGGCCTCCTCCATGCTGGTCAACGGCATACCCTTAGCCACCCACTTGGCCACGGCCTGCCGGCTGCATCCCCACTCCTTGGCTAGATCACTGGCGGTCATAGTTAGCAGCCAACCTGTCAACCTAGACTCTGTTAAGGTTACTCTCGCAAAATCAACGGGAGC